GATCTAGTTTTCATAACTCTATGAGCTACAAAAGTTGCATCTTCTATTGTCTTAGCAGTTCTTTGTATTAAAAATTCTTCTGGTGGTACATTTTCTATTTTAACTTTGCCACCTTTTGATGTTCTTTTAATAATAACATTGTAAAGCATTGGTGTAGCTTCTTCTTCTACTACTTGTCCTTGTGCAGTTGCTTGAACAGATAACAACTCCATTGCTTCTTTCATTTTTTCATCAACAAAAGATTCTTCTTCTACAATTTCTACATTGTCATCATCAACTAATAACTGATATTCTTGATCGTTTAAATTTTCGTAAGTTTCTTGCTCAACACTTATACTGTCATCCCAATAAACTTTTACTATGCCATTTTTTTCTAAAAGTGCATCTTTAAACCAAGTATATAAAATACTAAAACCAGGATTATCTTTATTAAAAATATAATTTATATAGTTAGTTGCTTGTTCTGCTAAAGGCACATCTTCACTTTTAACAGGCTCACATTTAACTACTTGATCACTAGCTGTAAAAATTCTTAATAAGTTAGGTAGTATAGTTTCTACTGTATCAGCAACATCTGTACTTACCACTTGGCTACGACCATCTATTTCTGTGCCAAGCTTATCACCCATGTAGTATTCCATAGATTTTTTTCTTTGAGAAGTAAGATTACTACCCATAAAACCTATAGAGTTATTTATCTCTGAGTTTATTATTGCTCTTAATTTTTCTTCTGTAACTTTATCTGCCATATCAAACTATATAATTTGTGTTAATTGGAACTTCTTGTTTCCAATCTGAAATTTCAGCACCTTGTCCAATTATCCCAGTTCTAAAACTATCGGCACAATGGGATGCAAAATTGTGCATGGGTTTATTTTTAAAGCATTGGTTTTTATCATCCCACCTCTTTTGGTAAGCTTTTAAATACTCAATACCTGTTTTGCATTTTTCTTTATCAAACCAACAATTCGGCAATGCTTTTCGTACTGCTTCAATTCCATCTTCAATTGACAGCTTTGCAGCTACTTCACCAGCTATTCCTAATTCTAATAAACTTTCTAATCTTGATTTACCAAAGTTACCTATTTCTCTAACCTGGACATCATGTGGAAAGATGTGTTTAGAATATTCATAACCTTTTTGATCTAAAATATCTACATAGTGATCTAAACCATAACCACTATTTTCATAGTAATCTATTAATCTTATCTCACCCTTATAATGCTGCACAAACCACATGGCAGTTGAATCGTTAAGACCCAAATCATACCACACCTCTGTATCTAGGTTTTCATCGTAAGGCACATCGGTAATTCTACCATCCTTTGCTAGACCCTCTATGATAGCACCATAATAAGAACCAGTAATTGCAGCTTGAAAACTACACTCAAATTCTTGGTCGTATAAATCTTTAGACATGATAGCTTTTGCAGCTTCAAGTTCGTCTTTGTCTAAAATTTTAGTTTCACTTGCCTTAAATACACAAGCATACCAATCTTTAGTTTCTTTTGCTTGGTTATATAATTCAAAAAAATAATTTCTGCCTTTTGGTGTACCTATAAATACACACCACCCTTTTCTATCTGCCAAAGCTGGTCTTATGACTTCTGGAAAGATGGTAGGCTTTATGGCTTGTGTTTCGTCAAAAACACACCCATCTAAAAATATACCTCTAAGTGCTTGATCATTCTCAGCACCTAATATTGTAATTCTTGCACCATTAGGTAAATCGCACCTTAGCTCAGATTCATTGAATTTAGTGCCTGGAATTTTACCTGCATAGGTTTTTATGTAATCCCATGCTGTCGCCTTTCCTTGCTTGAATGTGGGCGATAGAAAGGCATATCTGGGGTTGGGCAAGGGATTAGTCAAAGCTGCTTTCAGCATATGATTAATCGTCATTACAGTTTTCCCAGCTCTACGATGTAGCACTAAAACACTAAATCGGTGCTTATCAATTTTCTTGTGCAAAAAATTTTGTAATTCTCTTGGCTTGTATGGAATGACTATGTTTGTCATTTTAAAACAAAACCCCCCTTAGTGAACTGTTACACCTCTGGGTACATTTAATAAGTTTTCTATTCCTAAATCATCCATGATGTGATGGCTAAAGTATTTACACTCAGTTAAGTCATTGAAACCTCCAAAGTGTACTACAACACTATTTGTAGACTCCATTATGTAGATAACTGCTGAATAACCTTGTTTACCATCTTCAAAATCAAACATATTAAAAACCCTTGTTTATTTGTGTGTAACATCCCTAAATTTATTTTTACTTGCCGATATAGCTTTGGGGGTGGCATCGCTATAAAACCCCCCAAAATGTAGGTATAGAACTAAAAAATGATTAGTAATCAATTGGTTTAGCTTATTAACCTTGATAAATAATAATTATTATTACCTGGTATAGTTTTGGTATAGATAAGCTCTAATATTTTCTGTAGTTTAGAATAATTCTAAGAACAAAACAAGAACATCAACCAACCTATATGTGTTGCTGTGCTAGTTTCATCTGCAACTTACAAAATCTTACACTTATCCTAGCAATAACAATACTTTTATTGCAGTATTATTTATCCCACTTAACAACAAGTGGTGTATTTTTATCAAAATTTAATGTAGTTGCATCCCTTTTCGCATAGTATTTGGGTGCAATTCGTTCAGATTTCCACTTACTTAGATCAACAAATGATTTAATTAAGTGAGTCTGACCTAAATCTGTTTTTTCTTTAAACTTACTGTTCTCAATACTTTCGTTAAGTAAATCTTGTGCATCAGATAACAAATATTCAATACCATCTGTCTTAGCATCTTCATATTGCTGCCTAAGCTCTGGATCTTTTCTCATCCAGCTTCTAAATGTTTCCCAACATGGTCTATCTTTTGCTTTGTTTATTGGTGTCAGACAACTTCGTATGGATTTTCCAACAGCTAGTTCTGATAATATTTCTTTGATTAAAGTCTTATTGTACTTGGTTTTATTAGCCATATTTCTTACTTATTAAAGGTTGTAATACTGTTAGCGATAGTGTTTACTATTGTTATAAACTGATTCTAACGAATCAAAGGAGAGATATATGTTTAATAAAAATAAAATACTCAAGACTCCTATTGTAATGTTTAAAGTTCCTATTGTTAAATACTACAAGAACAAAGATAAGTTTTTGTCAGCATTAAATAATAGGAAAGAGCTAAATAAGCTTAAATTACATGACTTTAAGCCAATAGAACATAAATAATCATAGTGGGGTGTAACCTAAGAGAGAGAGAAAGAAAGAAAGGAATAACCACCCCACAATATGATTCAAACTAAAAAAAGAGTTTTATAAAAAAACACTTAAATTAAGTATAAATTTTTTCTCTAACTTATTTGATAATTTGTCAAATCTATTGCAAATATTTTTTTAAGTTTTTATTTGCTACATCACAAGTATCAACTAATGCTCTGTAATACTTGTACCTAATCTTTTCATGTGACCAATCTAAGTAAAATCTTTTTAACTGTCTAAAGGATCTGTAGGGAAAGTTTCTAAGGTAAATTAGTTCTCTCTGTTCTGCTTTAACATCAATTAAAAGTAGTAATATAAAATCATATATAGATAACTGTTTAGAAGTAGGAATAATTCTTGGTCTTGCAGGAGTAGCTACCGAATCTTTGTAGCTATTTTTATCAGGGGAAACATCTAAAAGCTCAAAATTAGTAACACATCTAGGTTTTTTAATATTTGGCATTTTATTATCCACAAATGCTGCAATACCTAAAAATCTATCTAATTGGTCTGTGGTAAGTCTAACTGTTATCATTGTTTTTATACAATCCTTGTATGTATTGTGTGAATCTGTCTTTGCTTAGTGTTTTTTGTTTATTTTTTATTTCTTTGTTAAGATCATGTTGTTTTCTGTTTTTAATTCTACTGTCTTTAGCTTTTTTGTAATAAAAATTAGTATTCTTAACCATATTACCTATTACTTTTTGAATTTTATCTTTTTGATCCATATATTATTCTCTATTAAGTATTATCTATTTAAGACCTACAAAAATTAACCCCCATGACCTTAAAAAATTAACTACCGAACCTTTGGATTTAGGTTAATTACAGTACCCTTGTTAATTTCATGTGATAACTTTTTGCTGTGTATTTTTTCTTTAATAGATTTACTAATTCTACTTCTTTTGCCATTATTCATGCGTATAATCTGTTGCATTTTATTTTTCTCAAATGTGTAGTTATTAGCTCTATTACGATTAGGTTGGTGTCTAGCAAGTAAGCCAAACATAGTTAAATTGTCTAAATACTTTCTAAGTGTAGCCTCAGATTTAATGCCAGTTCTTCGCATTAAATACTTATTGGACACATTTACACCATGTTTACAATTTTTGAATCTGCTTATTAAAATATACAATAGCTTCTCATGGCTATTTAAAACTAGATTATCTAGCAGCTCAATATCAACTTTTTCAAATGTCCAACTCAAATTCTAAGCTCCTTGTTTTCGGCAGTAGGTTTAAATTTATCTGTTTGATTACCCCAAATATCCCAACCTGGTGTAACTGTTCTGCTAAACATTTCTAATCTTGGTAAATCCCCACAAAGCTGTACGATTTTTTCCCTTATGCAATCAGGTTTCCTACTGTGTTCTCTAATAGGCTCATAAATAACCTGGTGTATGCCTTTATCTAATCTTTTGGGTTTGCCTTTAGTACCTAGCAAACATATTTCTGCATTAGACCTAGTCCAACCACCCATCCCCCAAAAACTATCAAATGAATCTACTGGAAAAAAAGATGATTGCTTAACATCAGTTCTTTTATTAGTTTTAATCCAAACAAAGGCACAAGTTTTTAATTCAAAACCCCAAGACTTAACTACATCTAAACCCTCTTGCAGTAATGGGAAAGTTGCCCACATAAATAAAATGCTATCATCTGCTGTAATATCTTTAACTGGTATTGAACAAATATCCTCAATTGGCATTACAGGATAGTGCTGCACCTTAGCTCTTTGTGGTAACTTACCATTGTAAGACCAAGCTGGGTCTGCATAAATAATATTGTATTTTTTATTAGGCAGTTTAATCGTCATCTTTTTCACCACCTTTACCTAATTCACTTAATGGTATTTCTAATATCTTTTCTGCATAATGGTCTGGGCAGTAATATCTATTGTTTTCATACAAGACAGCTCCATCTGTACAATCTTTTACACAGCAATTTTTTTTAGGATCACCAAACATATCTAATTTCATCCATTTATTTCTTCTTCTGCTTTAATGATTGCTTGTCCAATTTCGGTGACAATCTGTGGTACGATTGAGTTTCCAAGTGCTTTAATTCTGTTAGCTCTATTTGTGTCCAGTTCTGTTGAAATCCCATAAGGAATTCCAGAAAGTTTGGATTCAGTTTCCCACCAGGTTTGTTGTTTTTTAGTATTTGTCTGGCACAACTGTTTTGTGAGTTCTTGCCCATTTTCCAAGTTGTGTTGTAGCTCATATCCTTGTGGTCTGATGCTCTTGGTGTTGGATAATTCCATTTGATTACTGGTTGCTCTGAGTTGTAATCCTTGATTGCTGTTAAAATATTTATTTGATGTTTTTTTTCCCTTAAATTTTTCTGACTTCTTGCACCCCTTGCTGAATCCCAAGCATTGGGTGTTGGAAGCAACGATCCATATTCTTGATCTCTTATGCCATGCTCCTTGCGAACTAGCTGAAATATTAAAAGTTTGGACTTCGTAACCTTGAGATTCCAAATCATTGTAAATTCCTTGCAAGATTGCTCCATTTGAGATGTTAGTAAGGTTTTGGACATTTTCGCCAATAATCCATCTGGGTTTAACCTCTTTAATGACTCTAAACATTTCATCCCAGAGATATCGTTCATCATCTTTGCCTTTTTGTTTACCGGCAATACTGAAACTTTGGCATGGGAATCCTCCAACAATGACATCTGCTTTAATTTTTGTTCCATTTAATTTTTTAATATCCTCATGTATCGGAATATCTTTCCAATGCTTTTGTAAAACCTTTTGGCAAAACTTGTCTTGCTCACAAAAGGCAATTGTTTTAAATTTATTAGTTGACTCAAGACCAACACTAAAACCACCAATGCCACTAAATAAATCAAGTACACTTAGTTCCATGCTCCATCTTTCAAAAATTTTATAGGGGTTAATGTATCTAATCCTAGTGAATGAACTTTTGGTCTGTCAGTAATACCAAAGTCAGTTAGAAATCTGTTTGTTCCTAAAACATGGGTGCTATTTATAAAACCATGTATTTCAAAAATAGGTGCTTTATCTATTACTAAAATATAGATTTCATTAGGCTTACTGCCTTTGGGTCTAATAATTAAACTGTTATTTTTTTTAGGTAGCTGCGATCTGACCTGTAAATGCACATCATGCCAAATTATATCTGCCTTACCACCATGATTAACATGAAAGTTAAACTCTGTTTCTAAATACCTACAAACTGCAAGTTCTGCACAAGCTCCACTAATTGATTTTGATATTTGGTCATTAACACTACCTTTGTAATTATGACCCCAATCTTGTTTAAGTCTTAATGACTCAAATACTCTTAGCAACCCAGTTTGTGAAGCTGCCATAATATCATATAAATCTAATTTAATTTCTATCATGTTCCACACATCCCAAAACACTCATTATTAAATAAATCTAATTGATCTGTATTTTCGTCAAAATCTATCTGGTCAATAGGAATACATTCTCTAGTAAAAAATATTTTATCTTTAACACCAGAAACTTTACTAATTAATTCTTTGTTATCATGAAAAGCTTTTTCTAATTTAACTACATCATCCCATTCTTTTTTATTTTCTTTTACTCTTAACCATTCATGTTTGTTGTGAAATGGACAGAAAGTACAAGCTGATCTTGGTGGTGTTACTTTATAGTTTTCTTCAAACCAATCTATACATTTTTGCCTACTCCAACGCATATCAATTAAAGGATATTGATTTTGTATGTACTTAATCTGATTTACTTTCATTCTTTGTACTTCGTCTAAAGAAATGCCCATTAGTAATTCTACAACTGTATCTTTTTTTGCTTTTTCACCTGGTTGTAAGCCTAATAATTGTCTAATTTTTTGTGTAACTGGTTTAATTTTATAATCGGCAGTACACATTCTTCTTGCCA